CTTGTTATGGGACTCTTTGCTTCTATAATTACCATTCCACACAAATAACTACCAATTTTTTAAAATCGGCACTAAGAACACCCCCCCATACGAAATAAAAGCACCCCCAAAAAATTTTTTGTACAAAATTTCAAAAAACAACTATACTCTCAGAAACCAACGTGGGAAGAATAGCCCTCGCATGACTATACTATGTACATTTGATGTCGGCGTACCTATGCCAGACAACCCAACCTCGCTAGCATTTCGAGATAGAGTTGAAGCTGCGTGTAACACTGCTCGTATTTTAGAAGAACAAGGTATAGGCATATCCCCCGACGACAACGACATGGACATAGCTGCAAAGCTCTCACTTGCATATGCTGAGAACGAGGCTGTTACTGAAGCTAAATGCACAGACGATAAAATGTCACCCATCACCCCCGGCACATTTATGTTGGTAGAAGATATAATAAAGACGTACTCCATGAGCGTTGTTAAAAGCTCACAGGAAATACGCAATTTCGTTACTAATAAACTCCTCCTAGAAACTGAAAGCAACGACTCCAAAATCCGCCTGAAAGCCCTTGAATTACTTGGTAAAATATCTGATGTTGGTCTATTTAGTGATAAGACCGAGGTTACTATAACCCACCAGAGTACTAAGGACTTACGTGAAAACCTGCGGGAAAGACTGCTAGAACTACAAGCAAATACCATAGAAGGTGAAATAGTAATAGAGGAGACAGAAGATGAAAGTTAAATCACCAGAGAGGGTTAGAAAGGGTGTCATCCAAAAGTTTTGTGGAGGTCTCGGTGGGTGTCAGGTGTGGCATAATAGAGATGGTGTTTTCGCCAAGAAGTACAAAGACAAAAAAGACGGTGAGTTTCTATACCTATCAATATGCACTAAAACATATAATGTCAGAGCCAAAGCCAATATGAAGTGGGCACGTGACGGGGATCATCGAGAACGCGAACACCATGCCACCATTGACATATATGCACCACCTTGGGAGCCAACAGGCAAACCACTCCTTACTGGGATGGGGGGAATGTGAAAAAGAGAGCTACAGTACAACTTAAGAGGAAACGGGTAGACAGGGACATATTATAGCATGACGGCATCACTACGCTCTACGCCCCCTAAGTCCTCTACGCCCCCTAAGTCCTCTACGCCCCCTAAGTCCTCTAAGTCCTCTAACACTCACCCAATGGATATTGAGATAGAAACACTACTCAGTAACCTGAATAATGTACCAGAAGAAGAGCTAGCCACACTTTTACCCCTAGTTGAGGAGCTATCTCGCAGAAAACGGGTAGAAGCTATACAAAACTCGTTAATAGAGTTCTGTAAACACATGCAAAAAGACTATATTGTTGGGGTGCACCATAAACGCCTAGCGAGTCTCCTACAAGACATTGAACATGGTGAAAAAGACAGAATTGCAGTATCTTTAGCCCCCAGACACGGTAAATCACAACTTATATCTATTATGATGCCCGCTTGGTATTTAGGGCGACACCCAGACAAGAAAGTACTCATGGTGTCCCATACAACTGATTTAGCTGTAGATTTTGGTCGTAAAGTGCGTAATTTGATCAATTCTGACGCATACAGGGAGATATTTCCTACTGTTAAGCTTTCAGCAGATTCCAAGTCAGCAGGGCGGTGGAACACGAGTGCTGGAGGGGAATACTACGCCTGTGGTGTTGGTTCAAGCCTAGCGGGGCGAGGTGCTGACCTATTATTGATTGATGACCCACATTCTGAGCAGGACTTACTAAATGGTAACTATTCTGCGCTGGATAAGGCGTATGAGTGGTTCACTTTCGGGGCTAGAACTCGTTTGATGCCCGGAGGGAGGATAGCTGTAGTGCAAACCAGATGGCACCTAAGTGACCTTATTGGACGAGTGACTAGGGATGGTGCACAGAATATAGGTGGTGATCAGTACGAGATATTCGAGTTTCCCGCCATATTTAATGAGAATACAGAGGATGAAAAAGCTCTTTGGCCTGAATTTTTCGACTTAGAAGCTCTACACCGTACGAAAGCATCTATGCCTGCGTTTCAGTGGAACGCCCAATATCAACAGAATCCAACAGCAGAAGAAGCGTCTATAGTAAAACGAGAGTCTTGGAAGAAATGGACTAAGGAAGACCCTCCTGAGTGTGAATACATCATAATGTCACTAGATACTGCAGCCGAGAAGCATAACAGGGCTGATTTCACGGCTATCACTACGTGGGGTATTTTTAAGAATAAAGAGGAGGAGGACACCAATAACATAATCCTGCTGAACAGTATTAAAATACGAGTAGAATTTCCTGAACTCAAAGAGCTAGCCTTACGAGAATATAAAGAGTGGGAACCTGACTTCTTCATAGTTGAGAAGAAAAGTTCTGGGTCTGCCCTATACCAAGAAATGCGTAGAATGGGATTGCTGGTCAACGAGTATACACCCCACAGGGGCAGTGGAGATAAAACTGCTCGTTTAAATAGTGTTGCAGACATAGTTAATAGCGGGTTAGTATGGGTGCCAGAAACTCGTTGGGCTGAAGAGTTAGTTGAGGAGGTGGCTGGGTTTCCCTTCGCCCCCAATGATGATTTAGTAGATAGTACAGTTATGGCGCTAATGAGATTTAGACAAGGCGGGTTTATCCAACTACCCTCCGATGAAAAAGATGAAGAATTATTATTCCGTGGATTTAGAAACAAGGGGTATTACTAATGGCAAATGACGAAGTAAAAAACAGAACAAGAGTGGGGCGTATACTTTTGCCTACTAGAGAAGAGAACCTAGCAGCCCATGCAAAAAAGCGTGAAGACCAAAAGGCCAGAGCAAAGGCTCTTGAGCAGTCCCGCATCGAGCAAAGAGATCGTGGAGTAAAGCGTCTGGCGGAACAAGTTCTTCACCTATGATTTCTGCTACAAAAGCAACGAAAGACAAACTACAACCAATACCAGACATGGACAGACCTATACCATACAAAGCACTGCAAGAAATGAAAAAACAAGAAACGGAAAGAAAAATGGATGAGGGCATGGAGGAAGGTGTTGAAAACCATAAGAAGCGTAAGCTTGCTAGTGGTGGACTGATTAAGAAGTACAAAAAAGGTGGTATGGTCAGTCGAGGTAGTGGTTGTGTTAGTAGATCTAAAAAGACAAAATACCGCTAATAGTGGTAACACAGAAACACAGGGGTAAGAATTCGTTAGTTAAACGGTTAACTGCTCAGGTGGGTGACAAAGGAACAGCTATAGGCATCCTTAAAAAACGTGGGCATGTGGATGATAAAGGTAAGCTAACTGCTAAAGGTAAAAAGAGAGATTCCATGACAGCAGCAGAACGCGCAAAAGATAGGGCAGCTAAACGACAAGGCAAAAGCCCAAAAGACTTTTCGTATAACCCTAAAACAAATACCGCTAAATTAAAGAGAAAACATAATGGCAATTAGCAAAGCTATAGTAGAGGATGATATTGAACTTGATGAAGATGAATTCAATATTGAAGGGGAATTAGAATTAGAATTAGTAATTCCTGACAACCCAGAGATTATTGAACTTGAAGATGGTTCTGTTGAAATTGTTTTATCAGATGGGGAGGAAGATGAGCTTAGTAACTTACCTTTCAATTCTAACTTAGCTGATTATCTAGAAGATGATGACCTAGCAGAACTGGCATCAGATATTATTGAAGAGGTTGATAATGATATTGCCAGCCGTTCGGATTGGCTTGACTCATATATAAAGGGACTTGATGTACTTGGCTTTCAATACGAAGAAAGAACCACTCCGTGGGCAGGTTCATGTGGTGTTCACTCATCTATCCTATCAGAAGCTGCTATTGGTTTTCAGGCAGAAACAATGTTTGAGACCTTTCCATCTAAGGGGCCTGTAAAAGCAAAAATCATAGGTGAAGAAACTCGTGAGGCACTAGAAGCAGCTAAACGTGTTCAGGCTGATATGAACCACGAGCTAACTGATGTTATGACCGAGTATCGGCATGAACACGAGCGCATGTTGTACAGTCTTGGTCTAGCAGGTTCTGCATTTAAAAAGATTTATTATGATCCAAGTTTGAATAGACAGGTCGCAATATACCTAGCCTCTGAAGATGTAATTGTGCCATACGGTGCGTCTAATATAGAAAGCGCAGAACGTGTGACGCATATTATGCGCAAAACAAAAAATGAAATAAAGAAATTACAAGTAGCTAATTTTTATGTTGACGAAGACCTAGGCGAGCCTGAAGTTTTTCATAGTGACATAGATAAATATAAAGCTGAGCAGGGTGGCTATGAACTTACTGAAGATGATAGATATTGTTTGTTTGAAGTTCACGCTGATCTAATAATAGACGCATTACCAGATTCCGAAGATGGTGTAGCACGACCGTACGTAGTAACTATCGAGCGTGGTAGTACTAAAATATTAGGTCTAAGACGTAACTGGTCAGAAGATGATCCGATGTCTTTGAAGCGACAACATTTTGTTCATTATATATACGTACCGGGATTTGGGTTCTATGGCCTTGGGCTTATCCATATCATTGGGAATTATGCAAGGGCTGGTACTTCTATAATAAGACAGCTTGTA